ACAATTTATAAGTTGAAGTTCTTAAAGTAATGAAATTACAAGATATTTTAGTTGAACTTACCGAAGATATTTTGGATGAGAAGTATAAACCAAAAGGTGAATTGGGTAAGTGGTTGAAGCAAAAATGGGTGGATATTTCCAGAAAAGATCCAAAAACTGGAAAGCATCCACCGTGTGGTGCTTCCGCTGGTAAAAAAGAACGTAAAGGTGGTTCGGCTAAATATCCAAAATGTAGACCCGCACGTTCCGCAGCAGCAATGACCAAGGGTGAAAAGCGGTCAGCAGTAGTAAGAAAGAGAAAAGCAGGAAATCCAGGTGGAAAACCAACGATGGTTTCTACCTTTAAAAAGAAATAAAACTCTTGACTTTGAGAGCAAATATGATTAGATTGGCTGATATTCTATGTGAAGCTTGTTGGGACGGATACAAGCAAGTTGGAATGAAGGAAAAGAACGGTAAGATGGTTCCAAACTGCGTTCCAGTAGAAGAACTATATCATCGTCCAGAAAGTGATGTTACTTCAGATAGCGACTTCAAGCCAGACCAAGACAATGAACGTGACCAATTCGGTTCAGAAGGAATGGATGAAATAAACGAAGGTGAATTCTGTAATGAATGTTTAATAGAAGTTCTTGAAGGATTACACGAAGATCAACTTGGTGAAGCAGAATATCGTGGTCGTAAGGTTCCCCTCGGCAAGATTATGAGAGGAGATACCAAGAAATTCAAAGTATACGTTCGTGACCCAAAGAGTGGAAATATTAAGAAAGTTAGTTTTGGTCACGGTGGTTCTTCCGCACGTAAGCGTGGTGAAAAGACGATGAAAATTAAAAAGAATATTCCTTCTCGTCGTAAAGCGTTCCGTGCAAGACATCGTTGTGATAACCCAGGTCCAAGAACAAAAGCTCGTTACTGGGCATGTAGGACTTGGTAATATGAAAAAGAAAATTTCACGGAAAACTTCCGATGCAATATTAACCAAAATGGGTTATAATTTCAGTCCAACAGAATTCTTTTTAGGAATGAATACGGAGTTGGAACACCAAGATGTGACTCACGGTAACGTGGTTAAGACTGCAAAAATTGCTGCAGCACATCTTAGAGAAAATCCAAAGTATTATTCTTTATTATTAAAGCATGTAGAGAAAAAGGTTTCGGAACAAATGGCAGGAGCAGCACCAGCAGCCGCAGCACCCGCAATGGGATTAGTTGGACCTGGTGGGGTCATTCGAGGCGCACCGAAACCAAAAGATGTCAAGAAAATGCGACGAGCATTAGATAAGGAGAAGAAACATGATTAAGCTCACAGATTTAATCACCGAAGCAGGTAAAGAAAACCGTATCAATTCAATGCGTTTGGTCGCATTACTTGAAAAGTTAGTTCCAACTTTGAAAGAAGCACAAGAAGATAATGTGATGAAGTTAGCAGCAGAATTATTGGCAGGTATTACCAAGGTCAATGAAATGCCATATAACTACAATACAATGTCGGAATGGCATATGACCGAATTGGCAGTGGTGGTAATGCCAGCTCGTGATTTACGTGAAACATTAAATAGTCTATTGCAAAAACCAACTAAGGGGTTAGATACAACAGTTCTTGAAATGGTTATCAAGTCAATAGACGAATTGTATATCTACTAAAAGTTGAGGGGTTATGGCTGATAACAGCATATTTGGCAGACTAAAGAAGCTTTTTTCATCTAACACAGTAGTTCGTAATGTAGGTGGAAAAAGACTTAAAGTAGCCGACACGGACAATATTCAATCATTTATCAATAGACGCGGTATTGATAGATACCACCGCGTCTATTCGTCAATGACGGGTGGATATGGTTCATCTCATGGACGATACGAAGCAGCTGCGGCATTCCAAGGTTCACGCCTTCAATTGTTCCGTGACTATGATATGATGGATAACGACCCTATTATCTCATCAGTAATGGACATTTATGCAGACGAATCAACAGTAAAAGATGAATTTAATAACATCTTAACTATCCATTCCAAAAATACACAAATCCAAGAAATTCTTCATAACTTGTTCTATGATGTATTGAATATTGAATTCAATCTCTGGCCGTGGGTCAGAAATATGGTCAAGTATGGAGATTTCTTTTTATTCCTCGACATTGACCCAGAATATGGTATCGTGAACGTATTACCACTTTCTGTGTACGAAACTATTCGTATTGAAGGTCAAGACCCAGGTAATCCATTTTCAGTGAAGTTTAAGATTGAAAATGATTTCTTAGCATTGGGTAAAACTGAATTTGATAACTACGAAATTGCACATTTTAGAATGTTGTCCGATACGAACTTCCTCCCATATGGTAAGAGTATGGTTGAAGGTGGTCGCCGTGTCTGGAAGCAACTTCAATTGATGGAAGATGCGATGTTGATACATCGTATTATGAGAGCACCAGACAAGCGTAAGATTTTGGTTGATATTGGAAATATTCCACCTGCGGAAATTGATACCTTTATGAACCGTATCATTGACCGTATGAAGAAAACACCATTGGTTGATCCACAAACAGGTGATTATAATCTTCGATACAATATGCAAAATATTACAGAAGATTTCTATATGCCAGTTCGTGGTAAGGACTCTGGAACAGACATCCAAAATCTTCCAGGTCTCCAATTCAATGCAATCGAAGATATCGAATACCTCCGCAATAAGTTAATGGCAGCATTCAAGGTACCAAAGTCCTTCATTGGATATGAAGAAGATATTAATGGTAAAGCAACCTTAGCAGCACAAGACGTTCGTTTTGCACGCACTATTGAACGTGTACAACGAGTAATGGTGTCGGAACTTACGAAGATTGCGATCATTCATCTGTACGTCCAAGGATTCACTGACGAAGATTTGATTGATTTCGAACTATCACTTACCAACCCATCAGTTGTTTACGAACAAGAAAAATTAAACTTGTGGAAGGAAAAAGTTGGTGTAGCAACACAAATTATGGATAGTAAGATGTTGTCGCATGAATGGATTTACCACAATATTCTTGAATTGTCTGATGACGAAATTGCTGAAGAGCAAAAGAAAATTCAAGAAGATGTGAAAAGAATGGCAGAATTAGAAGCAGCGGCACAACTACAACAACCAGGAGCAGCACCTGGTGGTCCAGAAGCAGGTGGAACAACACCAGAAGGAGAACCAACTGGTGAAGAACCAACACCACCAACAGAGGAAGAAGAGCAACAAATTGATGATGTAGATACAATCTTAGCTTCGTTAGAACCTTCCGAAGAAGAGAGTGAATTGGAAGAAGTTCCCGAAGAAGAATTAGAAGAAGTGAAGATGGGTCGTCCAAAGGTTGGTATGAAATTTGGTCAAGACAGTCATCCCCGTGGTCGTGACCCACTCGGTCACAAAGAAAATATGGGGTCATTGACTGTTAGAAAACAAAGAACTGACAAACGTAAGTCACCACTTGCACTTACCAAAGAAATTCAAGGGTTGATGAAGAAACTTAATAATCAACCTAAGAAAATGATTATGGAAGAAGTAGAAGCAACTGGTTCATTGTTGGACGAAAGCAACATTTTAGATTTAGAAAACTAAAGTCTTATTAATATTCGTTATATTTAATATATGACGGTATACTGTCACCAAAATGGGATGTTTATGAAAGCAAACGTCAAGCATAACAAAATTCGGAATACGGGCATACTATTTGAACTATTAGTCCGTAAAATTACCTCAGACGCATTGGAAAACCGCAGTGGTGAAATTGCGGTTAAGCTAATGAAAGAATATTTTAATTCTAAAACCGAACTTGGTAAAGAATTAATACTCTATCGTTCATTTTTCAATGCAAATCAACTCAGTGAAACAAAGGCATTTGAACTTATCAACGTATTAGTATCACAACGTAAAAAGTTAAACGAAACAGCACTAAATACACAGAAATATAAGCTAATTCGTGAAATTAAAAACAATTATGATTTAAAAGAATTTTTAAATGCCCGTATTCCGTCCTACAAAGTTTATGCTTCTGTATATAAAGTGTTCGATGGTGCAGTCAACGAAATCCAAGACTTCAACGAAATTGAAGGTATGGTCGAAGCCAAGTTCACTATCGTAGAACATTTAAGTGGTAAAATCATCAGTAAGGAAATTAAGAACGACACCGCATTGTTCGAAGCAATGAAGGGTCAGGAAGAAGATTTACGTTTGTTGACCTACAAGATTTTAATGGAAAAGTTCAATCAAAAATACGTTGAACTGGATGACCGTCAAAAGAACCTTCTTCGTGAATACATCTATAATGTATCCAATTCCACAGCACTTCGTAATTATGCGGTCACTGCTGCAGTAGAATTGGTTGCAGAAATCAAGTCAAAGTTGAATAGAGTTGATAATAAGATTACCAAGATTAAATTATCTGAAGTAATCACCCAATTAGAAAAGATTAAAACAGCACAAGTCATCAAGGAAAATCACATGACCGCGTTGTTAATTGCCTTGGAAATTACCAAGACATTAGACACTTTAAAGAGTTAATCTATGGATAACGTACAAAAACTTCGTGAGCTTATCCGTGAACTCATCAAGAGAGAACTTGATGAAGCAACCACGACCGCAAGTGTTCCTGGATATTTGACTCCATACGCTTTCCGTGGTAATAAGGAAAAGAGTGTTGCACGTGCAAAACATATCGCAACAGCAACCACGGGATTTAAATTGACTCCAAAAGGTGAAAAGGATGCAAACCGTCCAGCAGACAAAATGGAAATCGTCAAGAAAGAACTTAGTGAAAACAAGTATTATGAATATAAGAACGACAACACTAAGACACCACACAGAAAGATTGCAGAAGCTATTTCGCAATTAAACAGAAATTTACAAGAAATTGAACGTGTTATCAAAATGAACGCTCGTTTAAAGACTGAATCAGGTATCGCAAGTGAACAACTATGGAAGCGTACACAGCAAGGATTGTTGAAGTTAGAAGCAAAACTTCTTGGTGTTGCAACACGCATCCGTGAAATCCGTGGACAATAATATGCAAGCACTATTAGTCGAATATAACGTCATTTCATATGACAGAGCATTATTAAGTGAAGCAGCAGATATTTCAAAACCACTTGTTTTGAAAGACGTATTGTTACAACGTGCTGACTTCAAAAATCAAAATGGTCGTGTATACCCAAAAGAAATTTTAGCTCGTGAAGCAATCGCATACAAGAATAACTTTGTTACACAACGACGAGCATTGGGTGAATTAGACCATCCAGAAAGTCCAGTCGTAAATTTAAAAAATGTATGTTGCAACGTCACCGAACT